AAACATATATACAGTCCGTCCCACGCGGACATTTTCCCAATTTTGTCCGCGTACGGCGGACAGCACATTGCACAACAAAAGCGGTGTCCGCGTGAGAAAGACACCGCTTTTGCAAACTATTTCATTGCATTTGTTCACTTTTTAATACTTATTACAACACATAAACCCGAAATTTTTATGCATTTTGCCAACTTGACAAAAAAAAAAAAAAACGCTTCACTCAACTAAAGTGTTAGTCCCGTCTAATTGTCTATACAATTCAACAATTATTCACGTTTTCATCCCGATTCACACACAATTTTTCCGTTTTTTTAACTCATTTTGCCCGAAAAGTGGACAAAACGGCGGCATTGTCCGCGGGTCGCGGACACATCGGAAACGGGGACTCACTTTAGTCTGCTAAAGTGTCCGCGAGTGACGGACACGGCGCGTCCGTCCCGTCCGCGCCTGCCCGTTCGGTGTCGTCCGCTCCGCGGACTGCCAGTTGGACATCTGTGTAACGTTAGTGATTGCCGTCCGCGCCTGCCCTTGCGGTGTCACCGCTCCGCGTTCGCTCCGCGGTTGTTGATGTGGTTTATTATATGTGTAATTTTAGTAATCGCGCAGTAACGCTCGGTTGTCTGCCAGTGACCGCCGGAGGCTGTTGCCCGTCCGCGCCTGCCCTTGTGGGGTCACCGCTCCGCGGTTGCCAGCGGCTGCCATGTGGTTGATTATATGTGTAACGTTTGTGATCGCCCGGTGTCGTCCGCTCCGCGGACTGCCTGTTATTTATATGTGTAACGTTAGTAATCGTGAGTGATCGGTCGGTTGTCTGCCAGTGACCGCCGGAGGCTGTTGCCCTCCGGGTGGCGGACACGGGCGCGGCGTGATTATGTGTGTAACTTTTGTTACTTAGTTACTCAACATCATTTCCAAGTAAGTCTTTCCAAGAAACACCATCATAGATAAGAAGTTTATTTAAGTCTGTATCGTAATATTGTTGCATGTAATTTGGTGTATAAGTCTTTCTCACAGAACTTGTTCCACCTTTTGCGTGTGTTAAATTAACAGTTTTGAAGTTGTGACCGCTTCCATCTTCCCAAAACTTTGCATTAACATACGCGCCATAAGTTCCATCAGACGGATGATACATAATAACTCCGCAAAATGTTCCTGGATTTGTTTCTTTTGCTAATTTTTTGAATTGCTCTGTGTTAAAATTAATAAATGTTACTCCTTGTAATTTTCTATCTTTTGCGGTGTCAAATTTAGGGTCTAATACTCCACAATATGAGAAAATCGGACCTTGATATGACTGTTCATCACAACAATTGATAAGTGTTGTCGGATGGTCGAACGCACCGTAATTAACTTCACTGTGATATTCGCCAAAGGTATAGCCACAATAATTGTGTCTAGCACGTAATGAATTACAAATTAAATGTTCAGCACCTAATTGAAAAGCAACATGACAACCCCACACGGATATGTTATCGAATCTTGTCGTATCGCCATATGTCCATCCAGCAAATGATCGAATACCAACTAATCCGTCAATTGGTGATGTATTTGAAAAATCATTTGGTTTGTATTCAGCATTACTTAAAGACGCATCACCAAAAGCAGTAAGTTTCAAATTTTTTTCTTCTCCACATCCACAATGATCTAAATTAATCATAATAGCTTTTCGTTTCCAATCTGGAAGAATAATTGCTAAATTTTGTATATCAACTCTCCAATATGTGTTATTTGGTGCCAGAACATTTATAACACATGGTTGTTCTTCTTCCTTAACGCTATTAAATGCATTTTTAGTTACATGGATATTTGTACCGTTAAAGTAATGTGAAATGCCTTTTATAGTGACGCCCCTCATGCGCTTTCCAGTAATTGGTAGCACTGCAATAGCAGTTTTTGCATATCCAGTATATGATTGAAAATTATCTATATAATAGTCTCCACCTAATAAATAAACAGTTCCACATTCTCCGATATCTGATAAAGCATTATTTATTTCTACTTCGTCATTTACGCCATCACAGACATATTTTGCTATTTTTTTATCATTATCAGTTGAATTAGTAGCCGCAATATATATAATATTTTTTGACACGGGATTACGCATTTCATATAAAGATAATGAATATTCTACTTTACTTTCTGTGTAGCACCATAAAATGTAATCACCATCGTTATCTATTGTGAAATTAATATAGTCTTCACCTATTTGGTTAATATTTCTCATAGCTTTAATAGATGTGTCATCAGATTTTGATATACCAAAGGTTTTATCACTTTTTTGAAGTGAGTATAACGATAATTTGTAATACCCTGCTTTAATTTTTACACTTCTTTTTTCTGTAACTTTTGATGGGTTAATCACGTATTTTGTAACATATTGTTCTGGTAGTTTATCAAACATATTTTCTGTGTAATCCATGTTAGTAATATCCCATACTTGCAAAATTAATGTTTCATTTAATGGGAAACTATCTGCCACCCAGATAAAAGAGTTACTGTATTCTTTTTCATTTGTATTAATAATAACTACTTCATTTGTTTTTATTTTTGCATATAAATCAATTCTATCTTCAAAAGAATTCCATGAACCGAATGTAATGTCATATGTTCCAAAAGGCAATACTAATCCACTTTTAAATGTTACTTTTAAAGCATATTTATGATTTGGTTTTAATACTTGCAAATAAAGATTGAAAGAAATTTTTTTAATATCAAACATAATTACTTGTACTTTTATGTGTTCTTGATGTTTAATAAGTTCTTTTACATTTAAATTTAAATTATTAATTTTATCTCCCGTAATTTTAGCATCAGCGGCGGCATTTTCTACCGTCAATGACTTATCAATCGGCGGATTGGATGGATTCGTGATATTAGCTGTCAACCATGCTGATACTTCGTTGCTTACAGTTGGTTTCAGCAGATTAAGCAGTTCTCCGCTTTCTTTCATTGCTTCGATTTTCTTGTTTACTTCGTTCTGTACGTCGAGATTTGAAAAATACTGATTGATAAAATCATGTAACGCTTTGTAACTTTTTACAAGTTCGTCCTGCGCGTTAAACATTTCTTTTACCGTTTTAAACAGAACAACAAATTTGTTTTCCAGACTCAATGTCCCATTGAAATCATACGGAATCCCCCGCACATTTGCTACAACTTCACAAGCCTGCGTAATCATCAGACCGAAATCCGGCAACGTAGGAAAATCTGGAATCTTTGGTTTATCTGCCATTGCTATTCCTCCTTAATAAAATTGATAGAACAATTCTCTGCAATCATCGCAGATACGTTTGTTAAGGTTTAGGATGGTGTCGCGGAATCTCTGTACTTCTAATGAGTAACTACCGTCAAAACCTTCATCGTCAATCACATCATTGTTATCTGCATGATACGTGTCATTGCTATTGGTTTTTGTTGTATTTTCTCCGTTGCTGACCGCACTATTATGGATGGTATTCTGTCCCCGATCCATCGTAGACGCATAATTCGTTCCGGCGAAATTAATCTGCGGGTTGTCGGAATGGATATTTTGGGTATTGTTATTTGTATCGGCTGTCGTTGTGTTTTTCGCTGTGCTGTCTCCCGAGATCACACCTGTTCGAGTATCGTCTTTTGTACTCGTTACTTTTCGTGTACTCTTATGAGTAATAAGCGGGTTGTATTCAAAAGTAATACTTCGGTACAACTGTTCATAGTATGGCATGTTAACCGTAAGTATCTTTTTCAGATGATACTGAAATTCACCAATCGTTTCTAACCCGATCTGCTCGCGGAAATACTGTAAACAGAACGTTTTTTCGAATGCCAGCTTTACAGCGGCATATTCCGGGGAATCGGCATCCGCATAGAAAGGAAAATCAAAATTGAACACCAACGCAACCGCTTTTTCGATCATACCGTCAATGTTTTGCTTTTCGAGGGGATGGATGACGTTATCGGCAATGACCAACTGTTCAATGGTATTCGTCATGGTTTTGGTTCCGTAGTCATATTCAAGAAACATAATCCACCTCCTTATCATCTTCTTTGTTGCCAAAAAAATCCGGTCGGTTAATCGGCGTTACCATCTTAGAATTAAAACGTACATGGATGTTCAGACCATACATATCGTTAATAGCGTCAAGTCCTCTCTGAATGGTTGCCAGATTTCCGTTTCTTGTTAACTCGATTTCTCCATCGTTGTAACTCGTTTCTGCGGAAACCAGCCGTTCCGGTTTTTCAACTCCGCTTGCTTCGATACCGAGATCAGCCAGACACTCTGCTACTTCTCTCTGTGCGGCGGTGTCAAGTTCGTTAAAAATTGGCTGTACTTTCAGATCAATCGTATCAATTTGAATCTGTTTTCGCAGATCGTTTTTGGCTTTGATAAACGGAATGTTTTTTACCCACTTTTGAATAAAGTTGTCAATGCTGAGTTTTTGCGTAGAATCTCCGCTGATGACAACTGGTGTCCTCTGCTGTATTACGTTAACCCTTGTGGACGCTTTTTTCTCTGCCAAACTCTGCGCGTGCAGAATAATGCTTAAAATTTCCGGCACGGCAAAAGGTCTTGCGAAAATCAACGCGCTTTCTTCTTTATCCGTCTGTTCATAATACTGTCCGTTCATGGCATAAGCAATCCAATCGGTAGGGATGCCGTAAATATCCGGTTCCCCAACCAGATTCACACCAAAAACGCCGAATAGTCCGGTGATTGGTTCTTTTTTGAACAGACACATTCCCTGCCATAACAGATAGGAGTTGAGCATCCGCGGCGGAATCTCATCCGGTAAACCGTCATACTCATACCGCGATAATGCCAGATTGACAAACTTGTTAAAAAAGTGACGGAAATATAGTTTTTCTTCCGGTGATGTATTCGGATTATTTTCCCACTGTCCCCATACTTCCTTGTTACTCACCCGATACGGGTTATTGTACATGATATCACCTCCTAGTTATTGGAAAGACCATAGTTTCCCACATCGTCCGTATGCCAGAACGTAACGCCGCGGTTAAACATTGTCTGCAAAAAGTTGATATCATCGGTAACACACGAACCATGCAAACTACAATTAACCGTTTTGACAAAATTCCAATTTGACCGCCCGGTAATATTAGGTACTTTAATTTTGTGCGTTGCATATCCGTACATTGTGAAAAAATCGTCGATTGTTTTTGCCATCTGAGCGGTTACACTCATCACATGACAGTAAACTTGACTACCGAACAATGCGGCGGCAACAAAACTTCCAGATGAATTGCCTTTTGCTGTCGGTGGAATCAAATCATGACTTTCTTTTTGTGCGTTAATGTTTTCGTTCAGTAGATATGTTCCAGTTGCCGCGGTATAAATGCTTTCAACGCCAGCAGCTAAATTTCCGCTTAATGCTCCTACTAATCCTCCAGCTAAATTTCCAATCTGCGATATTGCATTCTGCTTTTTGGAGTAGTCCCATACCGGACTAGACTGCGCTAGAAAAGCCTGATAGCCGTCATTTGTCCATGAACACTGTGGGAAATTATTGATGATAAAACCGTATGGGGATTTTGACCCACCAGTACGTTTATATTCACGTGGAGCCACAAAAATTGCCGGAGTATTAAACAAAACGCCATAAACCTGCATGGTTAATGCTCCATTTTTACCGTATTCGAAATTAAAAGTATGCTGTATTCCAGAACCATCGTTTACCAGACAATAACAATAGGGATACTGATATAGTTTATTATTTTTCGGGAGATAGCCGTCAAGTGCATCTGGTTGAACGGTTACTTGTGTATAAACAGATGCATCTGCCTGGAAACAAGCTTCTGGTGCTTGATATACATTAACAATCGCATCTCCGTTTCCGCTTTTGACGTAATTCTGGATAACTGTGATTAAGTCCGTATATTTTTTTTTCCGAGTAAATGTCAACCCCGATAAAATTCCTTGATTGACAACGGGTAAAATATTTGTTCCGTTTTCGTCTGCACTTGCATTCAAACAATACTCCATCGGACCGAGATTCAAAAGTTTCATGTCACTAGGATTGTCCACGTACTCCCCCGTTTCCAGATTTTCTGGCACTAAATTAATTCCGGCATAATCAGCTTTTTTGTCAATATGTTCCCTCTCCACATAGCACGGCTGTAATACCACATCGTAAAAACTGTTCTGGAAACGATCGGGTTCGAAATAAATCTTGAAACTTCCGTCACTCAACCATTCTACGCGCGTCACAAAACCGAAATACCATTCTTCCGTATAGGGTTTGTTCTGAAAAGCAATATAATTGCATTTCAGAAATTCACTCTCATTCCCTTTTCCTTTATAAGTCAGTTCTCCCCATCGTACGGGTGCAGACTGTTTATAGATATGAATTGCTTTTTCTTTTACGTGTGTCAGGCAACCTGTTTTTCCGTTTTCATAATATCTTACATGTTCATAATCGTTTCCCCACTCAATACCACTAGCCAAAATAACCGTGGTCTGCGGGGAAACAGCCGCCACATCGGATTGCGGCGGCATTGGAATAAATGATTCCATGTTTCCCACCTCTCTTAATCGGAAGTAAAGTAAATGGTTGCTGTTTTGGACGAATCGTAACGACTGGTAATCACAACTTTTACGCTCGTTGTTTTATTTGCTTTCGGTTTCAGATTCTTTTCGTCTTTTGCGATTCGAAGAATCTTAGTTCCCGGGATTACAAACGTATCGGCAGAAGAGTTACCCTCTACTTTTACGTCAATCGCTTTATCAGCTACCCCATCAGAATCAACAGAAAAACTTCCGCCAAAGTCCACATCTGTTCCGGGTTTCACCAGTCCTACATCATGTGCGGTAATGGAAGAAACAAGAACTTTCTCTGTCGTAAACACAATGATCGGATAAAACAGTGAGTACGAGAACATCTCTTTCACCGTATACGTGCTGTTCCATCGTAAACCACGATTAACATTGTCCTGTACCATCATGCGATACTGTTCACGGATTTTGAAGAACCGTTTGTCTACCAGCACGGCGACGATGCCCTCAGCATCGTTAAAGTTATCAATCAACACCTGCTGTGCTTTCGGAATCATACGATCAAGATTATACGCACTTGCGTAGCTGTCAACATTCATAGCCGCTTTGGTGTCCGGGTCGACAAACAAAAGAATGGTATCTTCTTTTGCCGCCGATGTCGCGCCTGCAAAGTTGTACAGTGGGTTCGGAAACTGAATCTTGTCAATATAGGACTGAATCTGTTTCGCAAGCGCATTGGCGCTCGCCTGGTCAGTAACCGGGTCGACGTGCACAGGATAAATCTGACCTTTACTTTTCGCAGATGCAATCAGTTCTTTTGCCGTGGTAAACTCATCCCAGTTACAAGCGGAAACGACACTCTCTACTTTTGCCTGTACCAGACTTCTGAGTCCGTAATCATCGAGAAAAGCGCCGCGCATATCCTCAAACCAGATCGTCACCGGATAGTCGTTGTTAAAATTGATGACATGATACAGCGCCATGATATAGCTGTCATAAATGGCGGTCGCATCTTCGATGCTGATATTGGCATCGTGCGCGTAACCCTGTGCAAAATTTACGTAAACTTCCTGTTCTCCGTTTCCGAACGGCATGGCGTTACTGTTCAGAACACGCAGAGGATTTCGGAACGCTTCGGTACTGATGGACTGGCTAGCGATCAGATTCACCAGTGCCGGAACCAGTTCGTTCCGCGCCATCGGATTGTACGGGTCAGTTAACGTTTTCGCAATATCGGCGATATTTTCGCGTGTTGCCACCGGGACTCGGTCACGGTAATCAACGCTCATAGTCGAGCGTACGGCGTTCAGCATATTAATATTGGTCATATCTAATTTTTCTGCCATTGTTTTCACTCTCCTTTTCCGCTCATGATGAGCTGAGACATATCAAGATCATTGATACTTGTTGCGGTGTCTTCTGCTTCCGGCACTTTTCCGCCAAACTCGGTCACTTTGGTGATACTTCCACCGTGAGAAAGATCAGACCAGCGGCTTTTGATTTCTGCGACTGCAGAATCATACTTTCCTTTCAGTTCGTCCCGTTCTGCGACCAGAGCGTCACGTTCGGACATCAGTGCGCCGATGTCGGTATCTTCTGTTTTGATTTTTTCGCTGATGGCGGCGATTGCGTCACCGTGCGTTTCGATGTTTCCAATGTCTGCTACAATTTCTGTCCAATACTCTTCTAGTGTCATTTTAAAACCTCCTTTTTAAATTGGGATATGACCAGATAGGCATTTTATGCCGTTTCGGTTTCATAGGATGAGGCGGCTCGGGTGGTTCTGGTTGTTCACCTTTTGCCAGATACCGATATACCATAATAGCGTTATTCAATCGTTCGGAATCGGATAGATAGCGATTTCCAACAATCCATCCGGTAATTGCAGAATCTTTTGCGTGTTCGGAAATATAATTGAAGCACTCGTGTGCTTTTTCCTGCCGAAAAGCTAGCGTTCCATCGTCACTGATACCCTCCCACCCTTTCATATAGGCGGCGGTCAGTGCGTCCAGATCGGTACTGTCACTGTGCAAAAATGCTTGCAGATTTTCGTAAGCACTTGCGGCTCCTACGGAATACCATACGTTTTCATAGATTAGATATTCCAACTGTGCGTTGCCATCGTCTCGGCTGTAGCCGTTCGCGTCCAGCCAGTTAAATAATTGCGTACGCCGATTCGTGTCGGCGTTATCCGTCCACTGACCCAGACCATAACCGGGCGAGCCGACAATCGTGCCTTGCCACAATCCAGGATTGATGGTTGACTCCTGCCAGAAGTTGCCACAGATGGCGGCAATTACATACTGGCTGATACCGCTTTGTACCTCAACTGGGTATCGGTACAGATACGTCCATGCGCTATAGGGAGATACAAACGTATTTATAGATACCTGTCTTTCCAGTGGGTAGCTATCGGTGTGCGCTCCCATGGTATATCCGCCGCCGTCTGCGGGGTCATATACCATTTCGGTATGCCCGGAACGCCACAAAATATCGCCTTTTTTCCAAGGCTGGTTTGCGGTTCCTTTTTGGAATCCCGCACCGATCAGATACCCGTCCATGCTCCGAGTGGTAAACCACGGGTTGCTTGCCAAAAAACCACCAACTGTACAACAATAACTCATAAGGGATGAACAATCATAGTACGTAATCCCTCCCACGGTCTGCCCCTCACGATACGTTTGGGAATAACCCACGTTTGGATTATTACAAATTTGTATGCAAGTATTATAAGCAAGTGTCAGATCAGCCACGGGTCAGTCCCTCTTTTGCAACGTAACCGGTATAGACGATTCCATTGACAACCGCTTTTACAAGATACCACTCATTTGTATAATACCCGTAGTTTCTAACACTGGTTCCGGTCGGCAACGTTAAAATGACCGTTTTATCCATTCCCGCGCCAACACGCAGATTGTAGCGATCATTGGTATGATACGCTCCTGCAATTTTCCGGTCAAAACTACGCGCGGATTCTGTTTTGATTGAGCTTTCCATAACGTTCTGTGGTTTGTCGTTTTTTCCCGCATACCGATAATGGACGGTATTCTCATACGGGAGATCATAATAAGACCGAACGCAGATTTCTTTTCCGGTCTGATCGCCCGTCTGCCCATCAATCCCGCCGTTTTCCGACTGGCTTGCGTGGACAATGCGGTTCGCGTCAACCGACATCGTAACATGATGACCAGCCGCAAGGTGGATATCACCGCGCCGCCACGGTTTCTTAGCTTTTACAAAACCAGATCTTTCCAACTGTTCGCCGAGATTTCTTGTGGTACTGTACTGACTGACTGGAAACCCAGCTTGTGCGAGTGCCGTTCCCACGAATGAGGAACAATCATAATCAGGTCCATTCCGGTGTACCTGTGAGTAACCGTGGCGATCATCGGCGGCGATCTGTTCCTCCCATGCAACTGCGTTTTCGATTTTACTCATTCTTTCCACCTCCTAAGTGCTGGCAAAGCGAATTAATCGCGGTTGTATTCGCTTCTACACTTTTCCGTAATTCTTCCATTTCTTCCTTGTGTGCGTCTTTCTCTTTGACAAGATACCAAAACAGCGCGCCGCAAGACACGATTGGAAAACCGAGACTGCCAATTAACTGTGTTACCATCGTCACATCCATTCTTCCACCTCCGTATCATTCCATTTCAACCAGTCTTCAATCTCACTAACTTTATCACACATAATAAAGTTATGAATGAATCGGATTGGCGATTTACTGTTATAAGAGTTGCCATCCATGAAAAAATAATCCCATAAGTAACGGATATGAGATTCATAATTTTCATGTGGGACGAGAATCAACGTGTCTTTCTCATCCCCTCTATAACGTGCCGTATAAGCAAGGTAGGCATTTTCTTTTTTCATCATTCCGACAATCATATTAAAAACGATATTCGCCATCTCTGCTCCTTTCTTCCTGTCCATAAAACAAGGAAACCTTTTGACCTGCCAAGGACAGGGCGGTTTACTCAACCGTGGCAACCCCTCTGAAAAAGGTTTCCCCGTATTTTCATGATACCTCTTTTCTGTCCGTCTGTCAAGTACTTTTGTCCGTCATACGCAAACTATTTATAAAGATCAATTCCCAATAACTCAACCGCCATATTCTTGCTGTCTAGATCGTCAAACCGCAAATATGCTTTGCGGTATGCGTCAACTAGATTTTCAAACAAATAATCATAGTGTTCCAACATAACCGTGTTTTGGGTATGATCACCGTCCCGAAATACAGCGACAAAATTACAAGACGGGTTATAGTTGTGCGTAATATAAATGTAACCCTCTTCGTAATACTCATACACCCCATAACTTTTTCCGCTGTGCTCGATCGTAAACAGATACCGCGACCGTCCGGTCGGCTTTTGCACAAACACGGCATCATCAATCAACATCTGATCTCCTACACTCATGCTCTGCATATAGTGTCCGCCGCGGAATGCTTTCAGAGCAGTATTTTCCCACATCGCCTTACTAGCACTGTCATTGTGCGTAAATTCGCACACAAAACCACTTCCATGCATCATTTTGGTTTCTTTCTGATACCGTTTGTGTATACCAAAAAATACAAAATAGGGATTAAGTAAAGAAATATTATTGGATGCCATCACCAGTTTAAACCATCGGGACTGACTTCCGTTTCCGCGGCTAATCGTCAATAGCAACGATTGCAGTTTTTCAGATTCCCCTTTTACGTATTGTCCGCTTTCCATGGAAAACTCGTCAAAAAACAAAAAGTAGATATCCCGAAAATACGGAGACAATTTTTTTACACTGTCCATCTTACTTCCAAAACTAAACGCGCATCCGAATGGCACGCCGTCCAGAAAATACCGCACAACATTTCCGTTTTTGTCCAGATTTTTATAGGTAATCACACTTCCTAATTTAGGATACATTCTTAGCATATCTTCGTACATCGCCGCCGCTCCCGTCATTTCCCCTTTCGTCCGGAAAATCCATCCGGTCTGCAATCCGTACTCTTTGCACAAGATACAGCTTGCCGCGGCGAACGCACTTGTCTTTCCGGCGCTACGGTTGGAACACGTAATTGCCACTCCAGCGAATTCCCCGTCCACGTCCGGCTCGGTAAACAACCGGATCGGGTTATAATACTGGATCGGCTTACCATCATCCGATACCGCTTCAAATTTCACATCATAATCTTCAAAAAGTTTTTCCCATTTGATATCGTTCCAAAAAATCATTGTTTCACGTGAAACATTTTGTTTCACTTCCTCCTTTCTAGCATTTCCACAACCCGCGCACCGCGTCCCGCATAATCTATGTTAACCGCCAGTTCCCCGCCAGCAAAACCGCAGACAATCTCACGGTTATCGCACGATGATCGCACGTTTTGACTGCGGATGGACGGCGGGTAAAGGCAGAGATTCGCTGGGTATAAAAAGAGCTACGCTGGAAAAACGTAGCTCTTTTACACGTATGGAATGAAGTTTATCACACAAGATATAGTAACAATCAACTACAGGTAACATAAATACTCAAGTTACCGTCCGCCAGTCGGGGCGCGTACCCATATCATGCCGGTTTACTCGACAAACGGGTTAAACTTTTCGGTGTCGCCGAATTTATGGACGTTCACCGCGGAAAGGTAAGCTGTGAATCCCTTGTCGCGGCGGAATTTGCTTTCTCCGATGGAGATGAACAGGTCAACGACTGCTCCTTTGCCCAGTTCGTCAACACTCGAAACGGTGTCGCTCTCTACGCCGTCCTCGTAAAAGTCAACGCGGTAATTGGTCTGCGCTTTTACGTAGAGACCCGCTTCGTCGGTTTCTTTCGCTGGAATCCATTTTGCTTCTGCGGCGGCATCTTCACCAAACTCTTCGATGATTTTGTCAAAGATTGCTTTCTGCTGATCGGCAGAGATGGAAGCGGAAAGAACGCTTTTTCCATCTTCCTCTTTTGCGTATTTGACAGTTACGTTGTTCAGTCTCATTTTTGCTTTACTCATGATTTTTCTCCTTTTAAGTTCATTGTTTGTTATGCAGAACCGCGGCGCGTTGCTTTGATCGTTGTCTTATCTGGCTAATTCCAGACCGCGGGTTGTGCGCTTAGTCCAGTCTTTTTGCTTCTGCAAAAAACTGTTCGTCCGGCATTTCGTAGCGAGCGGAAACCGTGTCAATTAAGACGCAAACGGAATCTTCCGGCAGTCCTGCCGAGATGACAGCATCTTTTTTGGCTTTCTGCGATTTTAATTCTGAGTCAGACTCAAATAAACCGAGTTCCTGTCTTGTTTTTCTGTCAATGACAGCGTACTGCCATTTTTCAATTTTTGTTCGTACCATGTTTTTTTTTCTCCTTTACTTTATGTGGTTATTATTTCTTACAAGTATTATAATAGCACTGTTCTATCAAAAAGTCAATACTTTTAAATAAGAAAAAGAAAAAAGATATCCATAAATAAAAGCAGAATAGCAAGGTCTATTTCCTCTCCATGCAAAGCACAGATCGTTGCGATTAAAAGTAACATAAAAAAGATAAAAAATCTCATTTTATTCTCCTATTCCGGTATCACTCCGTCTTGAGAGTTTACCAACACTTCATAGTATTCATTTGATACTCCTAAGGTATAAGTGGTATCAATAATTCCGATGTTACTTGCTGTCAAAATTTCTTCCCCGTTTACTTTGATGTAATGGGGTTTCGAATTATTGAAACAACTGATCGTACGACCAACATTTTCCATCCGGCGGCATAGCCGGAAATTATTACAGCACTTTATATTTTCCGCGCCTGATTTTTTGTTCATGCCAGCGACCGTAGACGTAAAACGCACGGGGTCTTTGCCGGATTGTGCCGCTTTTTCGTCCCATTCTACTCCGCAATATTTCTTTGCCCCCAGGGTTTTAAACTGAACATACAGATCATCCATATCCCATACGCCTAGAATGTAGCGTTTTTCACCTACATCGCAAAACGCGGGAATGTCGTTTTCAATCGCACGTTTTGAAAGTAATTTGTTTTTCGCTTCAAATTCTGGAATATGTATATCAGGATGCAGAAATTTGATGCTATCGGTATCGCAGTAAACAACATCCATGCCAACCACATCTAGCATATCTTGTAACTGCTTTCTAGCGTGAGCAGTAACGTAGATACCCCATTGATAGTGCAAGAAACTATTCTTTCCATCGTAATACGTGTTCAGTGCTTTTTCCGCATCTGCTTTTTCCCTTGACCATTCCCCTGTGGTTTGATTCATTACCCATTCGTCCTGTAAGAGATCGGTGACACACATTCCAAACGTACTATTCAATTTATTCTTAGATTTCATATACTCATATATTTTGTTGGAATTTCCTTTTAACTTGCTTTTTGCGATAAAAAACGACATCATGGTGTTACGCATACTGTCCGGTAACTTTCCGCGCGCGGCTACGTAGCACTCCGACACGGTAAAGAAATCATAGTCGTATTGATTTTTTATGATCGACAAGTCGATTTCCGTCATTGCAATTTCACAGCAATCAATCGACAATACGCGTCCATTGTCAATCACACAATCTTTTCCGTGCTTCTGGCACTTTGACAGCGGGATATACGGGACGGGGACGCCCTCTTTGATGCGTAAATTATCAAACTGTACACGCATGATAGCACAACGCGTAGCACACACGTTGTCAAACTGTTCTTGCGATGTAATCTCAACCGCCCGAAACGCACTCATGGGATAGTAACCCATTGCTATCTGCGCGGGGTAGCTACTGGAAATATCCATGCTTCCCATTATGATTGCGTTTTCCCCTTTTTTCGCGGTGATCGTGTGCCCCGCGTGGATGCGGTTGGCGTGCGTGTTGCCGCCGCGGAACGCGTCTTTGCACAATTGATACTGCGGCAATGTTAATGCCAGATCTGTAAAGACTTCCGGATAATAGCCTTTATCTGACTGCATGGCACGGCGGAACTCGCGGCGGACGTAGCCAGTGGAGGTAAGGGGGATTTCCGCAAGGTTGTCCTCTTTACGTAAAGCGCGGATGCATTCGCATAAGCCGCGAACGTCATTGTAGCAATAGCCTTGCTCTATTTCTGACAGAGGGGTTAATGGGGTTCGGATTTTTCTGTAGTCGTATGTATCAACGAGTTTATAGTGTGTTACTCCCTCGCTGTTTTCGCAGAATTTCGAAAGACTCATATTGCTTAGAAAGTAAGAGCATCTAAACTCGATACCATAACGATGCGAAAAGCATTTCATTACCTTATGCGCATCTCGTGCAAAAATTTCAGAAAATTCAATAAAATCTTTCATAAACTGAAATTCATACGACAAGTTATGAACGTACACAACCACGCGTTTCCAATCAGAAGTATGCAAATACAAATGCAGTTTTTCACAAAATGAAAGAAACTCATCCCATGTGCGACCAAAACACACGGTATCTTTGACGCAGAACTGCCAGTGATACAGAAAGGCGGTTCCTTTCACTACTTTTTCGCCTGTTTTATGATAGCGTTCATAGTCCAATTTTTCCAACGTGGTCGTTTCAATATCAAACGCCATTTCTATGTCATAATAGACGATCGGATTTTTCTTTCTTCCGCGTTTTCGGCATTCGCGTACAGTTTGGAAAGACGCAAACGGAAAATCATCAACACTGTAAATTGTTTCACGTGAAACATTCTCTTTCCCGTCTATCATAACAGGCACTTCTAATTCGTACATTTTTTCACCTACTTCAATTTTAGTCTAGTTTCTGCAAAAAGTTCTTCTTCTGTGATGTAGCCGTCCAGATACTCTTTATACTCATCCATGATATCTTCGTAATCATAAGTATTATCACTCATTTTCAGAAGAAAATCATCGATGATCTGATTTGAGTCTAACTCTCTTCTCAGACTCTTCTTATATAATTTGGACGTCAAAAAACGATATAAGTCCTTGTAATTGCTTTCGTCAACTTCTTCTGCAATTTTCCCAGACTTGTCAAAACGACGTTGCATTTCAGCGATACGATAACCCTCCAATGTTGTTTCAGGTGAATTTAAAAACGCAACCATCGTGTCCCATTCCTGCCGGAGAGATTCCTCCGATCGTTTTACGCCTTTCAAGAAACGGTTTTTTTCACGCCCTTGCGCCGCAAAAAATTCTTTTACCCGACCGTATGCCCACTGTTCACGGGCATGAATTTTTTCCAGTTTGGCAAGGCGGCTATTTGCCGCCTGCGCAACGCGTGGAAGTTCGCGTTTGATCTGGTCGAGGGAAAGATCAAGTTCTTGATAGATGCTGTAGTCTTTTGATTGCGACATTATTCCACCTCCAATGATAATATATCTTTTATTCTCATTTCTCAACCTCTATTCTCTAATTCAATACGCACACCGTCCGTATCAATGTATACATAAGTAACAGCACACTTTCCATATGTTTTAACCGTATAAGAGTCAAGTAAATCTTTTCCAATTCCGGAAAAAATAACATGGTCTCGTCCTAAGTATACGCGAACATCTTTACTGCTATAACAATAAGATGCGACTTGAAACAAATTTTTGCAGTCAAAAAGTTTCTTTCTAAACTCTCTATTAGCGTTTACTATCACATCAAGTCTCCTTTCTACAATTAGCAACCGCGTTCTTCATAATAATGACAATCTTCGAAAAGATCATCGCCATAATACAATGGACACAACGTACAATTATCGTTAGCAGAACAGATAACGCTATGCGAAACTTCTACATAATAAGCTTTCAACGCGTAACGGGTAGAAAGATTGTTATGTAATTTTACAGTAAAGCCTTCACCAAAATTACCTTTATACGGCACTGGTTTACAGAATGTATTCTTCTTAACGTATCCATTTGTCAAAGACGCGTGATCATATGCGTAAATGTGGATATTCCCGGCAGTATCTTCCTGTTTTACATATAAAGGGATATCCTCCATTTTCGCTGGTACGGTATACAATTTTTCTAAATCTAAAGTTTTCATAGCAAATTTCCTTTCTGCCCGTTACGCCGATAGCACAGCAGATATATTAATCAAAACTATAAAGCGGTGCTTCCTTATACACCTCTCTGTATAAGTCATCAAAAGCAACCCATCTAGTCAATGCTTTCTGTGCTTGCATGCTAGATTGTCCATAATAGTTTTCCATTATTTTAAGCATATCCCACGATTCATTGCATCTTTCATTTAATACGGTTTTAATTTCTTCTACTGTCATTATTATTCCTCCATTTTCTATTTTTGTATTATTGGTTTTCCTTGTTTCTGATATTACAATACCACTTTTCTAGAAATATGTCAATACTTTTTCTAGAAAAATTTCTAGAAAATTTATGACATTCAATATTACACAGATACCAACAGGCAGTCCGCGGAGCGGTGACCCCGCAAGGGCAGGCGCGGACGGGCAACAGCCTCCGGCGGTCACTGGCAGACAACCGACCGATCACTCACGATTACTAACGTTACACATATAAATAAC